CTATTTCTTTTATCTTCAAAAGACCTCCTCTGTATCTTTCAGAGATTCTTTTAAAAGAATTTGCAAGTTGCCCTTTACTACCTCTTATTGCTTCTGGATTGTCAGAAATCTTTTTATATGCTTTAAAATTCTTTTTTAAATCTTTTATAACTCTTGTAAAGATTTTTTTACCTCGTTTGAGATCACTGTTTATATTATTAGCAACTACCTTATACTCATTAGATATATCAAAAGAACTATGTTTATATAGTTTATTATCTAAATAATAAAAATTTCCATAATTATAACTTGATAGTTTAACTATATCTTTAGATGGACTATATAATAAATTATAATTTAAATTACTTAAACCATTTGATGCAAACAATTCTTTTAAAAATGAATTAAGATATTTTATGTTTACTTCTGAATCTCCAACTATAATTGTTGCTTCTTTGCAAAAGCCCCATCTTAACTCTTCTACAAGTCCAGAGTTTATATTTGTATTTAAAGATGCAGTTTTAAAGTTTACATCTATACTTGATTTTAATAAATTATTTAAATTATATTTATAATGATTTGAATTTTTAAAAAAACTTATTGTTGAATTATCTAAATCTAAAAGACTAGATAATCTTATTAAATATCTAGAGCCAGTGTCATTACCCATTCCATCAAAAAACTTAACTTGAGTGCCTAATCTAAATCCTAATTTATCTGATAAACCTCCGTTTATTTCTACAACAGAAGATGAGTTGTTGCATGAGTATACCCCACAATCACCTGGAGGCACATTTTTTGCAATTTTTTGAATCTTATTATGCTTATCCAAAAATATAATATCTATAGGGTATTTTACTGAGGCCATATGAAAAGATAAATTTTGAGGATTATTATACTCAAAAAGCATACAGTGGTCTCGCTCTAATTTATTTATGGTTTGAAGGCCTGCAACTTTTTTAGAATAGGTATCTGCAATATGTGTCTTAAAATAAAACTCATCATCAAAAACTTTAAACATTGAAAACTTTTTTCGGCTAGGATTGTGAATGGCCCTATAAGTTCCCATTCTATCTTTAAAATCTAAACCCATGTATTGTGAATTTTTAATTATATTAGATATATTTGAAGTATCATTTTTTAAAGATATAATTGTTTTAGAGTATTTGTTTTTACAAACATTATCTAAAAGAGCCAGAGTATTTATTCTGGATGTCTTATCACAGTCAATGACTATATTTTTATAATTGTTAATTGCTATAGAATATTTTAAGTCTTCTCCGTCACCCTGTATAAAATCGCTATCATCTTTTACAATTAAATTGTCTCCATTATGAATATAATCTTCGGTCATAGGAGTTGAAAATATAAAATAAGGATCGCTTGAATCCATATTATTGGCAAAATCAGAATTAAAATCTGGATCTTCGCTTCTTAAATATTTATTTGAGGAGTATTTTATCATCTTTTTAGCCTTTTTAAAACTTCTTGTTTTACAACATTAATAAAAAATGGGTCTCTTGAAATTAGAACATTTTTTAATAAAGAAATACTGATACCCAAAGCAGCCCCGCCTGGTGACTTTTTAGCTGCTAACTCAGCAGGATTAATATTAGATATTTTATCATATAGATTTCCATATGACCCAACCCTGCTTTCTGGCTTCATTCTATTTATCATTATATCAATTATTGATATAATTTGCTTTGCAACATATACGGGGTCATTTTCAACATACTGAGCAGATTTTACAATCTTATCTTTATAAGCTTCATATGCGCTAAGATAAGATTCTTTCTCTGGGTGATCAGATCCATCCCTTATAGCGGTTTTGTATTTTGCATAATATGCAGAAACAACTTGATCTACCTCTTCTTCGTAAAAAAGAGGGTTCGCGTTAATTATTATTGAGATTAAATCTTTCATTTTTTGAAAATAATCTTTGTCTGAAGATAATTTTATAAAAACATTTATAACGTCATAATAAGAATCTTTTTTAAATTTATTAAAATATTCTTTATTCAATGACTCTAAAGACTTCTCGATTTCTTCTTCTGAAAATGTTTCTTCTAATTCTTTAATCATTGGGGTTGGGTAAAAATGAGAAGATACACCAGATGTAGGCTCATTTTGAATTGAGCTATCTGGAGTGGACAAGGAAATATTTTTCAATGTCTTAACCCTTTCATTTCTTTTGTTTTTATATGATTTCTTAATCATAAAATTACCCCTTTGGACCCCACTTCTTTACATCTTCGCTAAGGCTGTACATGCCCAGAACCTTTACTTTTTTTCCACTTTGTCTTGCCATATATATTTCTGCTATGGACATGTTTTTCTTTTTTCCATCTACAGAAACTTTATACTTTGTTTGAGCAGTAGAAGAAGATGCAAGTTTTAATATATCATGAGAAGCCTTTGAGGCAACTACATTTAGGGTATTTCCACTTTGGGATACAATTATAATAAATGGCTTTTCAGGGTATTCATCTGATTTCCTTGCTTCAATTAATAAAGACAAAAATTCTCTACTAAAAGATAACATCAGCACATTAGAGTCAAAATCTTTCGCCGTTTTCATATATCTTCTTGACTTTAAGTCTATGAAGCTCTGCATGGTATCTTCAGAGCCATGACTGGGTATCGGATTATTTATCTCTATCACTGCGCTGCTGCTAAACAAATAAACTTCAACTTCAGAAAGCGACATACTTTTTGTATTGTCTGAAAGTTCAATAGAAAAAATCAATTCACCTGATCCAGTCTTTAAAGAATCATAATTTATCTTAAAGTTTATGTTATCTTCAGTTATCAATCCTGAAACTGGATTTACTGATTTAACATCTACCTGCTTTGATTTTCCTGGTCCAGATAAGGGAGCGTTTTCTCTCTTTAAGTTCTTTTTTCTTGTTTTAGAAACTTCAGCGTTTAAAAGGTCATATTCGTTTGTGGAAGAGGACATAACTCTATAAAGGCCATCCAATATTGCTAAGTTTATATATATCTGCAAAACATTAGACTCTGTAACGTTAGGATATACTTTTAGAAAATTATTAACTCCACTTACAAATGTTTTTGCTATCCTTTTGTAATTATCTGAAAAAATAAGATAATCATTTATGGGTACTCCAAAAATTTTAATTTCTTTATTTTTGTTTTTCAAAGGATTTATGGTATTTCCCTCAAGATATTTCATATCTCCTGAAAAATAAGAGTTTAGAGTATTATAATTATCTAAAACATAATATCTTGAAGATAAATTATTAACTATACTATTGTTTATATCAAAGGCAGACTTTATATATTCTATGGCGTCTCTTATCTTTCTTCTTGAATCTGATCCATACCCTACAACTTGGGATTTTATACCCTGTCTATCTGTTGCAACTGGTTGCTTAGTAGGAGTTATATAGCTTAATAAATTTTGAAGATCAGACAAAGCTTCAAATTTATCTACGCCTTCTTTTAGTTGAAAGATATCTTCTTCTTCGTCGTCACCATTTATTTTAGTATCTTCAGGTTCTTCATCTAGACTTCCTTCTTTGTCTTCAGTGAATTCACCCTCTACTTTTTCTTCGGAAACTTTCAAATCTTCTTTGTCAGGAGTCTTTTCTTCTTTTACCGATTTTTTCTTTTTATTTTTAGAACTGGAGGAATCACCCACTTTATCATCTTCAAACAAAGGAATAAAGTCATCAGAAGCAGACTTGGTTGCAAGATATTTAAACTTTGATAATAATTTTCTTCTACTCATATCTATCCCATTCCGCCTAAGTCTCCGCCTCCAGCATCCATACCTGGAAGACCGCCGCCTTCTTCACCACCTGCTTCTGCAGGTGCTGTATCTGCTGGTTCAGGTATGCTTTTGGAAGCATCTATATTTGACAACTCAGAAAGCCTCATGTTTGCAAGTATTTGCTGTTCTTTTGAGAATATGCTCTCTGAAACAAGTTCTTCCCTTAACCTTCTTCTTTCTTCTTCATAAGAAAGCCCCAAGGCCCTATGGAGACTCTGCATAGATACTTTTTTGTCTGTAACAAATTGAGAAATACTTTGAATATAGTCTGACATATCGTAAAGGTTAAGATGATTAAAGTCTATCGTTGGAACTAAAAGTTTTTTCTTTCCGTCTTTGTACTCAAAGAAATCTTGCAATTCGCATATAGGAGCGAATACTTTTCTTTCAAGCCACTTTTTCATCATATTTCTAAATATATCATATCTTTGTCTTAATACCTCAAGACCCACTGAAGAAGAAGCGTATGATGCGCCCTCTTGATCCATAATTGCTTTTGGGACTTGCAATCCTGCATATAGATTTTCTGTAATGTGAGTTATATCAGAAGATATATCCATTACTCCTCCACCATATCCAACTCTTTCTATTGCAACGTCAGAATGAGTAACTAATTTGAAATCTTTGTCATACTGAGCTTCTTCAAGAATTTGTCTAAAAGATTCAAGGTCAGCCTGCGTAGGTCTATAATCGTTTCCACCCAATTTAACTAATGTTAGAGGATTTATCATACCGTCTGCTTGAGCGAATTTACTTTCTCTCAATTTATCATAAAGCATCAAATCTTTATACACAGAAACAATAACGCTAGTTCCTCTAATATCGTATGGAGAGCTAAGAAGCTTTAAGTGGGAAACATTAAAATTATCAAGAGGTATATTTTGACCTCTTTTTACATTTTTTATAATATGATCTGGAATATACTTTTTAAGCATTTTATCCGAAGGAGAATTTGATCCAATCAATCTAACCAAAGAAGAGTCAGGTCTTAAAGATACCAGTGTTTGGTCACCAATTACAGATTTTTTTACATGAATATAATCTGGGTTTAAGATAGTTATCCTACTCCAAGTACCACTCCCTTCATCTAATTCTGCGTAAGGAAAGGCTTCTCCCAGTTTCCAGAACTCAAGAGCAACTCCATATACAATAGAGTAAAGGTCTATTTTTTCTGCTAAGTCAATAAAAAAGTTTTGGACCTTTTTGTTTTCGCATGTTATATTTATTTTAGATATTGGAAAACTTGCGTGCAAATTTATAGCGTTTCTAACAATGGGGTGTGTATCGTAGAATATTCTATTCCACGCATTCATCGTTACCCTATCTCTAGGCAAGTTAAGATTTGATATTTGGAATAGTGGAGAGTAGATTTCTGGCCCCATCATCTCAGTATGAGAAGTTGAGGTTGGACTTCCCATAGGAGAAGTTATCGATGCATTTTTTATGGCATCCAATTGTGCTTTTTTGAAATTTTTACTATGAACCACAGATCCTGTAACAGAAGAACTTTCAAGCGCATCAGTGCTTGAGTTTACAACTGATGAAATTTGCGCTCTTCTTATATCTGAAACTAACGAAGCAGCCTGCTTGTTAATCTTTGTTGGTGGTCTATTAACTCTTCTACTCATTTATTGTTCTCCAATATTATATAATATAATATTAGTTTTTTGCATTAATCTAAAACTATATTATATTTCATTTTAAGCACAAAATAATATTTTATATAAGTAAATATATAAAAATAGATTACTAAAATCTTCGACTTACTCTTGCTATAGTTGCCAGTCCAGGAGATTGCTTGTGATAAGAACTAGGTTTGTTAGTATATCCGTTAGTTATATCGAACTTGTAAGCCATATATGCATACATTAAAGCCATCAGACCGTCATTAGGAATTGAACCTTTTTTGTAAGTTTTTATTGGGTTACCAGAAACAACCTTTTGCTTTATTTCCATAGAAGTACAGTGATCTATTAGCCATTCCACATACTCATAAGATTTCCATGGAAAACGTATTTTTCCCTTTCTCATTTGGTCGAATATTTCTTCGATCATTAAATCTTTATTGTAAGATATGATTAATTCATCTTCTCTAAATTTTACAGATTTAGCTAAAGAACCACTACCCTGCGCACCAAGAAATTTTTCACCATATCTCATCTGAAGATCATAAACAACATCTTGACCAAAAAACCAGTCAGAAACCCCTCTTTTTACTGCAAATCTTCTATACATTTCATTTATTGTATCTTTTTTGTATTCAAAGTTATTTTTTCTCAATTTGTGAGCATGCTCAACCAGTAGAGTGCCGTCAGGCTGTGCAGAAAGTATTACAACGCAAGAAAAGGATTGACCTGCGGTGCTACCACTTGCATCGTCTTTCCCACCCCAGTCAACCCCAAGATAAGTGGTCTTTGTGTCATGAGATATTCTTGAAGAAAAAGCTCTATCTTGATCTCTGCAGTTATTATATATATCTGATTTTGTTAAAGGTAAACCATATCCAGAGTAGAATTCTCCAACAACCTCATTCTTCCATATTCTTTCAGTTTGAGTGGGATTGTTTTCGGGCATAAGATCCAATATATTCTGTTTACTGAAGTAAGGAATATATAGCTGATTCATGTGAAACCCAACAAAGCTACAGTCTTCTGGGTTTCTAGTAGAAACCCATTTACCTTTTTCTATGGCGTCTATTTTGTGTTGCTGAAATCCGCATAGGGGACACTTAATATCATAACCATCAACCCATATTTCCTTCCACCTTTCATCTTCTGGAAGGTAAAATGGAAATGTTTGATTGCAGTTCTTGCATCCTAGGTGATAATATCTTTGATCTGACATTTCCCATAGAGTTGAAAAGTAACTATTTCTTTCTTTTGGGGTTCCAAAGTAAACCTGAACTCCCTTACCAGTTGGACCGTATTTCGCAGCAGTTAATATTTTTGTTGCATTACCAATACCCTGAGCATACATATCTTGAACCTCGTCAAAAAATACTATGTCTGCCGTCATACCACGAATTCTATCGCCGTCTGCACCAAGAGAGTCGATCCAAAGAGTTCCATTATTAAATTGCTTCATTGTTAAGTTATCAACAGCATTAGCTCCCTTTAACTTGTTTTTGTTTATCTTATCACCTTTAGCGGTCCTTATCATTCCCTCTAACTTATCTTGAGAAAACTTTTTAACATGAGCTAAGGCTGGAAAGAGATGAACAACTCTAACTGGAGGTTTGGAGTATAGACCAGAATTTGTAAAATATAAGTCAAGTGCTCCAGCCATCATTGTCGCACCAACCTGACGACCCTTTTTTATGACTATAGGTTTTCCGTCTTTTTTTGTTGCTTCAAGAGCTATATACCTATATATATCAACCATAAACTTCCAGCCGTTTCCAATTAGCCTAAAGTCTGTACCATCTATCGTTAAATTATTTTCAACATAGTTTGCTGGATCTATGTCTAAAAAGTCACTTTTTAAATCTTTAAATAATTTTTTATAATCAAAACTCATACTTACACTCGTGGATGCGCCCGCGTGAGGGTATCAGTTCTTTATTCGTAAGACCCATACCCTACATATGCAGGCTTATTTTCTTCTAAAGCTTCACCGTTAGCCTTTGATCTTGGCTCATAAGAAACTTCTCCATCTACCATATAACTTTCTTTCTTGCATTTGGTAAATTGATCTTTTATATAATCTGTTAATAAAGCCTTATTTTTAACTTTATTTAATATTCCAGATATTTTTTCATTTTCTCTACACTTTGATACAACGTTAGAGACTGTGTTTGGTACTATTGGATCAGAAATAATATCTATGATATAAGTTTTTAAAACTCCAATATCAGAAAGGTCATGGTCACTTATGTTATAAGACCCCATACATTCTGGGCAGCTTCCGCAGTTACACTTTGATTTGCTCATTCCCATTAAACATTTTTCGCATTTGCCACAATCGCATTTTTCGACTGAGCATGCGTCACAACTGCCGCAGCCACAACCCGCAGATTTTTCAATACCGCTAATTTTATCAATACCGCTAATTTTATCAAAACCAACTCTTGACTTGATATCTTCCATTTTTTCTTCGATAGTTGCAAATTTTTCTGTATGAGAATATCTTGTTGTAAAATGATTTGAAAGCCAATTGGATGTAGTGTTGTACTCTTCTGCTACCTTATGTCTGTTTACTTTGAATGTCATAATACCCTCTTTTATCTTGACTTTGGATCGCAATATTTGCCACCATTATAAGCTCTAATGCTTTTATCTATACCATATATATGCAGTGGATCATTTGGATTTTCAATTTGAGTCCAGCATTTATTTTTCGAACTATCTGCCCAACTCGGAACATCTCCAGTATAATAATGAGTCGCTCCACCTACATCTGGCAACTCTTCTTCCCCAGATGCAATGTCAAAAGCTTTGCCCCAAAGATTATGTTTTCTACCCATATTGCTAGACAAAACCTTTGACACATCAGGATTTCTACTCCAATATTCAAACTGTCCCTTTTCCATAACTATATCTAAATCGGATACACCTTTTGCACTTGCTCTATTTTTAATAACCTTCATTATAGAAGTCATTGAGTTTGGATCTGTAGTTCCAACCTCTCCAAGTAAGGTTGCCGCAACAACTTCTGTAGGATAATCTCCAGGTATTATCAACTCTTGATCAGGTTTTATCATCGTGCTTTTACCCATATTATTTGCTTTTTGCAATTCTGAGGGTGTGATACCATATTTTTGAGCAATTTCACTTATAGTATCTCCACTTTCTACTTTGTGAGTAAAATCGTCATTTGAATTAGAAGAATCCAAAGAAGTTTCTTTCTGAGGTTTATCTTTTTTTGAAGTTGGAATTAAAATTACGTCTCCAGCCATTATATTTGTACTGTTGCCCATATTATTTGCAGCCTGTATATCAGGTACGGAAACCTCATGATCAATTGCGATTTGACCTAAATTATCACGAGGTTTTATAGTATACTCAATTAAATCTTCAGATATTTTTACAATAAGATTATCAAGCTGGTTTGCTTTTTTGTACAAACCAACTTGATCAAAATAATCTGCCAATTTAAGTATTTGAATTATCATAGATACTATCTACCAAACGGAGTATTATAACCCTTTCTTCTTCTTGGATTTCCAAAGTCATCGTTATGTCCAGGAACGGGAGACAACATTGCACCTTCAGCATCTTCAGCCATAAGCTCAGACTCAGTCATCAGCCTGTGATAGTATAAAACCCTACCTTCGTCATCATAAGTCTTGAGAACAAGTTGGTACTTATTTACATCGTCATATGCATCTCTTAGTTTTACTAAATCTTGCATAAGCAATCCTGGCTTACCATCTATCATTCTTGATCTGCTAAAGCTGTCTGCATTAGGATCTCTCATATCTGCTATGTATACATGATCTGTTTCATCTGCAAGTTTCATAGTAAAAGATTCTGCTGCAGCGTATACTTCATCCGATGGATGACCACCAGATTCATATTTTGAAGAATGGCCTTCTTTTTTGTCAAAGCCTTTGGCTTCAAGGCTATATTTTTCTACAACTGGCTCTCTAGATCCTATTTCTACTTTCTCTACAGCATCTGGACCAAGATCAATTTGAAGCGGCCCAGATTCCTCTGACTCTTCTTCGTCAAAAAAATCAAAATCTTCATCATCTTCCATTTGTGCAACTTTTGATATTATAGAGTCTAGGTAGTCTGCTTCTTTTTGAAGACCTTTGGAATCCAAGTGGTTTGACAATTTTATCAAATTATTTAACATAACGTTTCCCCTTATTTAATATATATATTTTTTATGCAAAATATGTTGTTAAGAAATCTACACCAGACATCCCTTTTTCTTTTTCAGATAAATCCTTCTGGGTTTTAAGGCTGCCTCTATCCTTGAATATTGGTTGCCCCATGTCCATTAGGACTTGCAGTATCATCAATTCTTCTCTTTCAGTTATCTCGTATTTTTCACAAAGATAATCATAAACTTCTTCAAATGATTTTCCAGCAGAAACGACAGAGTTAACTAAAATTCCAGTTATAGCCCTAATGAATGGGTCTACAGTAATGACAACGTTGCTTGGTGTTGAAGCACTTTTTGTCATATATTGTTCAGGAATAGACGCCTTTTTGGTTTGATCTCTAAGTCTTTTATCTAATTTTTTCATGTGAGCGTTCAAAGTATATATATCAGCAAGAATAGATGTATTGACCTTTTCAAGATCATCTATTTGGTTTTCAAGATCACCATCTTCATCCGTTCTAATGTTTCTTCTAATTTCATCACTTAACTTTTTCAAAAAAGTTATAGCTCTTTCGCATCCAAGTATAGAAGAGCCATCGTGAGAAGGAATGCTATTGGGGTATTGAGAGTTTACATATTCTAAGAAAACGCCTAAGTTTCCATCGTTTTTATAATCTTTATCCAGCTCTTCTTCTCCCTCTTCCAAATCATCCTCAAATATATTTGTTCCAGGGATAAGCTTCTTTACTTTTGTGTCAGGCCCAGCTTCTTCTTCGAGCTCTTCTAAAAATTCATCTATATCATCTGCAAATTCAGACATGTAATCTTCTGTAGAATCAAGGAAAGACTCTACGTTTTCAGAAACCTCTTCTCTTAGGTCAGAAACAGAGGTTTTTTCGTCAATTTCATGAATTTCTTCTGACTCCATCTTTGCTATACCCAAATGATCTCCAAAAAGACCTAGGTCTTCCATACTTTCGTATATATTTACATTTGATTTTTTTATCATAAATTTCACCTTTATAAATTATCCTACGTTAGTTAAGCCTAAACTCATACTTGTTATATTATCATCAATAGAAAAATAATTATCTCCAGTAAGAGGAACCCCATTTGTAGGTAGTTGATTCTGAAGCGTATAAGCGCTCATTGGACTGCCAGATATTGGATCTACTTTCTTTTGTTTTTTTATTATTAGATCTTCCATATCTATATCATAGCCATTGTCTTTTATTATGCTCATAAGTTTTTTTATTATATCCATACACTCATCATGAGATTCTGCAACAGAAATCTTTAGAAATGAATTTAATATTTGTTTTCTTGCTGTTTTCTTTAGTTTTTTCATATCTATTTTAGATTATATTAGTATGTACTATCTTTTGGTTATCCAAATATTCTTCTACTAGATTATTCCTTATTATAAATTCTTTAAACTCTCCAGATAGAGGGACTTGGTATAGAAATTTTGTATCCCTTAAAAGACTAAGTGTCTCTGACTCATTATTCTCAAGACATTTTGCAACCATTGACACTGAGTTCTTTGAATTTTCATTATGAAACTTGTTAAAGAAATCAAAGTTAGAAATAAAAAAATCAATGGATCTTTCTTCTATTTTAAACCCAAACCTGGTAGAAAGCTCTATAGCCCGCATTGCTCTTTTGGGGTCCGCAATGTAGCTTTCTTTTGGAGAAATAACAGTTCTTATCAAGCCATTTTTAATATCTGATATGCCCATTTTGGTAATATCAATTAAAGTATCTTTTTCAAAATCTAAAAGAATTGCATCTATGGTAAAGTCTCTAGATGACATCTCATCGATAAACCGATCACCTGTTTCTTCTATAGTATCGCTGATAAATCCAGATGAAAAATCATATTTTACACTATTAATGTGCACAGAGCAGTGATTGTTAAAATAACTTATACTACCACCTAGCTCCTTTCCGATTAAAAGCCCTAAAATTGTAGTTTTTGGACCAGCACAACAAGTTAAATCAACATCATTTACTGCAGATAAGTTTCCATCTGAAAAAACAAGATCTCTGGAGAATCCTCCCACCCCATAAAGCTTCGGCAGATTTAATTCTTCGGCTATGTTGTTAAATCTAACAACCTCTTGTTTGATGTGATTATAATTCATTACTCGGCATCCACATCTCTTTTAGATCCAGGAACTCGATCTATTTCCTGAAGTATCTCTGCGGCATTTGCTAACTGACCCATCATCTTAGAAACCCTTGTGAGAGCATAACTGTATGCATCAATTAACTTTGATTGTGATTCTGCCAATTCTGGAAACATACTTGCTATCCCAAGTTTATCAAGCATAATATCAAATTCAGCCAAGTATCTAATAACCCTTCTGTCTGCAAGCATACTAGCAACATCTTCTAGTTTTCCTGCAGCATCTGACATTTGAATGTTTGTATCTATAATTTTATCGTACTCTCCTTCTTCTGGGCCAGGAGTATCTATATCTGAAAACGCTACAGGCTCTGCGTCTGTAGACTTTTTCAGGGCTTCTTCTTCTGGATCAACTTGAGGCTGTGGAGCTTGTTCAGGTTGTACTTCTGCTGCGGGAAGCTGCTGTGCTTGTTCTGGTGGCACACCTTGACTTGGAGGCTCTAATGGGGCAGTTTCAAGTTGAGCTTCTTGCTCTTGCGCAAACTTCTTCATACCGCTTGCTTCTTTTTTTAGACCATATCTATTTAGCTTGTTTGAAGTTCTATATATTAAATCTATTCCCATTTCTGCAGTCTTTATCTTTTGCGAAAGAAGGGACAGATCCTTTAACGCTTCCATTGCCCCACTGAAGTCTTCAATGGATATATCGCTAGACAGAAGACTTTTTTGTAATAAGATCAAATATTTATTTATTCTAGAAGAAAGTTCTGCTTTCCTTTTTTTTGCCAGCTCTTCTTTCGTTTCTTTCTTTGGCAGATCGCCATACAGTTTTTGATACTCATCACTTCGCTTGCTTTGATTTGCGACATATACTGATCTATCATCTGAGTCAAATGATGAACCAGTATCTGTAGGATATATGCTAGTTGAGTTCAACCCGTATTGCTCTCTAGCTCTTTTACTTATTTTAGGCATTGTATCTCCAGCTACTTTTTTAATTTTACACCACTGTTTAAATTTATCTCTTTCTTTGTCATCTTCAAAATTTACATAAGAATGATAATCTAAGGCTTTATTATTTCCAAGTCTTTGGGAATCATATGTTATAATTTTTGCTACATATTCCCATTTTTTCATATTATAGGGATCTTCAATATCAAGCTCTGTGGAATTAAAATAAGATTTTTTATTAATCATAAACTTATTCCTCTTTTTTAGAAAGTCTATCTTTTATAGAATTTAATTTATCAATAAAACCTTTTTGATCTTCCATAATTGTTTTTTTTGCTTTATCAATAAAGTAATCTATAAATACAATCATATGAGCGTTTGGTATTCCACTAGAATAACTTGGATTAAGATGCTTTAGATTTTCTTTTAAATACTCTTCTAGGGCATACTTTGAATTTATATTTTTTGCATTTAAATAAACGTTTTTTTTATCTTTACTCATCTTTTACTTCCAAGTAATAAGAGTCTTCATATTCTAACTCTCTCATCTTTGTATCAAGTTTATTAATAAAAACATTTATTAGCCCTGGATCAATCTCTTCCAATACTTCGTATATAACACTCTTAAGAACATTTACTTGGTCAAATGCTACATTTATATTTATATTATGATCAACCTTTTTATCTGCGAATCCTTCTATGTATTTCTTCCAGTCTTGCATTAATCCCTTCATCATGCTAACGTATTCTAAGAAAACTTTATCTTCTTTAACTCCGCCGCCTTCTTGGAGCATATTATAATAAAATTCCATCCTTGAAGTTATTAGGGCATCCATTTCTAACAGTCTTTTACTTACATCAATCTCATTAGAAACAACTTGATTTATTTTATCTTGGTACGCATTAGATGAATTTATAATCATCTTTTGTTCAGCAATGGCTTCTTCTCTTGCCTTATCATTTCTTTTATTTTTTATATCCTCTAAAACCTCACCTTCAATATTTAGGTGCTCTTGTCTAAATTTTTGAAGAGTCATATATGAAACATGCAAACGCTTCTTTCTTGGATATTTACTTTTTAGCCAAGCCTCTACATCTCTGAGGGACTCTCCCTCTATTAGCTTTGATATAATTATTTCTTTATCTGGATGTTGCAAAACTTTCTTAGACATTTATTCTCCATAAAAAAAACCTTACTATATAGTAAGGTTTATTATAAGCATATAGGATTTTAATTATTATTTAATTAACGATAACTTGTGCAAAAGAGTATTGATTCTTTTTGCATGTTTTACATGTCCCATTCTCTTAAGATTTGTAGTAAGATACATGATGCTTGATTGCATAGCGACTGATCCACCTCCATAAACTTGACCATCATGTTCGAAAGTTTCATTGTAATCAAATATTTCGTTTGTAATTGGATCTTGAACAACGCCATTTCCTATCCTTCTAGCTTGTCTTGTATCTCCAGGAACATATCTTGTGCTCAAAGGAGTTTTAGTCAACTCATATCCAACTTCAGAATCTTCTTGATTAAACTGTAATCCATAAAGATCTTCTCTACTTGGGCTTTCGGAAAAATCTCTTAACTCTTTTTGCCTATTGCCTTCTTCAATTTCAGTATTAAAATGAGAGAAGAATCCGCTTTGATCTTTTTTATCTGCAGCAATCTTCTTCAATCTTGCTTTTCTTATATCTTTTGAGTTCATTTCACATCCTAACTTAAAACTATCTTTGAAGAGTTGATATTAAAATAAGAAACATCAGAGCCTTGAGAGTTGAGAGTTCTTGCTGGTACCAAGTTTCCTTTTTCATCAAAAGCAAGTTTGCTTAAAGGCATAGCATACTTTGGAGAATATAACTCTATAGAGGTTGGAGTTTTTATTAGATCTCCTCTGTTAAATGCAGCTTTTACAAGCTCTTCTCTTTCGGAGTCTATAGAAGAATGCTTAAGTACAGAAGAAAACTTATTTAATGCATTTAAATATTCTTGAGAGCCAAACTTTCCTTGGATGAACATAAGGCAATCTTCCGCTACTTTATAATCTTTATTTACAGCAGACTGAGTTATCTGAGATACAATATCGTTATAAGACATATTATCTAATCCAGAATTGCTATATTCAAATATTCTTTTTTTCTCAGCACCCAAAGAAGCAACTTTCTTCATTTCAAACTCTGAAAATCTTCTTTTTTGACCAGCATAAGAGAATAGGGGTGGGAAAAGAGGTCTTCCGTTAGAAAAAGGTACGCTTACTTCTACGTTTTCTTTTAAGCCTGGAACTTCTGCAATATAAGAAATCTCAGTATCATTAGAAGATGCGTATCTTATGTTGTTGCTTCTTAGACCAAAAGATTTTAGTTCTGAATCCAACAAAGATCTTCCCATGTTTATTTCATTAGAAGAAAATTTGGATTGAGATTCCAAAAGGGTATCATCAAGCTGAGTATTATTAACACTCGCAGTCTTAACATTTACCCATGTTTTATCAAAAAGATCTCCTCTCTGAGAAGCATAGGCATTCTTTCTAGCTCTAGAGTTTTCTTCTTGAGAAGCTTTTAAGTGAATTAAAAGATTTTCTTTTGTCAAAGCTTGAAGTCCACCTTCACTAACAAATTGTGTTGGAATCTCTGGAATACCATTGTTTATTTTAACAGGAATTGATACAGATGATTCATCAAAGTTTGAAGCTGTAAAAGAAGCTTTGCATAAAATAAAATGATTATTATTCGCAACCGCTCTAATTTCTTTTGCTGGCATACCCATTGATTTTAATTGAAGTCCAGCAAATTTTTCAGCTTTAGAATTTGAATTTTCACCTAAAGAAGAAAAAGATTGATTGTTAAAGTTGAAAACTCCAGCAAACTCGTTTGCCATTTTCTCCAACTCACTTCCTTTCTCTAAACCAGTTTCAATATTTCTTTCAGCATTTACCCTCATTGCAGATGCATCTTTCTTTATAAAATCAAGGTTATGTTCTGAAAAAATTAAATCACCTAACTCGTCTCTAAAAGCAGATTGCTTGTTTAGACCAGAGAGGTGACCATGAATTTTTGCTAATTCTTTTTTGCTTACAAATTCTTGCTTAGACGCAACCTTTCTCATTACATCTCTTACTGAGCCAATAACTGGATCGTGAGGATATTTCTCAAGGCTGGAATTTAACCTTCTCAATACATATTTAGTATTGTATTCGTTATCACCTTGAATTCTAGCAAGAGCCTTCTCTGCTTTACTTTTAAGATCTTTGATGTTCATATTTTATCCCTATATTATTTTTTAAACTCTGGAAAAGTAGTAAGTATAGCACTAACCTTGTTTTGATTCTGCTCACTTAAAACCTTAGAAACGAACTCATTATCACTTGATACTTTTTCCAATATTGTCTTCTTTAAAATGTCAATATTACCAGAATCTACTCCGAAATCATTGCATGCAAAACTGCAAATAGGAATTCCTTTGTAGTTTACGGTAACAGAGGAGTGGTCATAGTCGTTAGCGACAGACCACTCTCCCTGCTTGGTGTAATCATACTGGGGGTTAGAAGCTCTAACTAAAAATTCAGATCCGTCAGCTTCTTTTTCAAGAGTCCAAAGACCTTCGTATTGATCTTTATAAATTTTATAAACATCAAAAGCAACCTTTTTAAGCTTAAGGTCTTCTGTTTTTTTAACTCTCTGAACGTTATCAAGGCTTCCAGTTCTCTTACTGTGAAGTTCGATTAAAAGCTTATCTAAATTTGACATAGTTTCTCCATCAAAAATTGTATTTTTATTAATAGACTAAAAATATTAGTCTATTTCCCTATTTTTTACTTCTTGTATTTTATCTAAGATATTATTAATTTTTTCATTATTTGCACATATCTTTTTCAATTTTTTAATTACGCCACCATAACGCTTCTTATTATTTTTATAATCAATGTTTCCAAACAGAGCCTTATGAACTGCGCTTTGCGTTATACCAAGATGGTCGGCAATTTCATTTTGAGTTTTTCCTTCTAGCCTCATAAACAAAACTTTTTTCTGATGTTCTGTAAGCTGATCGCTGAAAATTATTTCATATAACTCATCTACTAACTGTGTTCTAAGATCATTTATTTCATCTCTAATGGCAGTTCCCTCAAGAAGATAGCCTATACCTCTATCTTCTGAGAAATTACATAATGTACTATAATCGAAAGGCACTTCAACTATTTTATACTGATATCTTTTACTACTTCTTTTTTTCTTCGTCACAAAAAACTCCTTACATAATTAATATGTTATTGTATAACTTATTTTTCAATGCAGTAGAGCTAAGATTCTGTGTTCTAATCATTTCATCAACATCTTTAAATTCTTTAGAGCAAATTGAAAAATTCATATTTATTCCATATCTGGAATATTTATTCTGAATTGATCTAGCAGAATTTATGCCTGCTTCATCATTATCCAAAACAAAACATATTTTGTTACAAAATCGCATTAACTTTAAAAGGTGATTTCGTGAAAATGCAGTTCCACCTAAGGCAACAGTATTTTTTACACCAGCATTATACATAGATATTTGATCAAAATATCCTTCTACAACAAAAACTTCTTCTTGTTCAATTATAGATTCCAGCGCTAAGTCTAAACCATATAAGTAATTAGACTTTTTATAAATACTATTTTTGTATTTAGGAAGTTTCAAGTATTCTCTTTCTTCTTTTGTCATTGTTAATCTTCCTGCAATAGCAACTGGAGTACCACACTCATTTTTTATCGGGATAACAATTCTGTAGTAGTCTGAGAAATCACTTCCACCACTATATTTTATTATCCCACAAGAAACAAGTGAGTCTATATCTACATATTTTTTTAAAGTATTAAGATTACCTGGAAAGAAACCAAGGTCAAAAGCATCAGCTAATTCATTAGAAACGTCTCTATCTTTATAGTAATCTACGGCAAATTCTGTATTTTTCAAATTAGCTTTACAAATATTAATCAGTTTACCTAGCTCATTTTCAACATTTTTATTCATCATTATTAGCATATTCTCCAATAACTGTTCTCATACATTTAGATACATTTATTTTGCAGCCCTTTCTATCATTAGGGCAATTCTTGCCTACCACGATTTTATCTTCGCCCATAACGGCCTGAACCTCTACATCACATGTTAGGCATAAAAACATAAAAGCTTTCTTTGATTTCTTAATAACGTCTTTAGTCATCTTCATAGAAGTCTTTGCAAACTTTGTTACGTTTTCTAAATTTACACCACATGTGGTGCAAACTACCTCATTTGTTTCAAGATCAAGTTTTCCCTCAGTTGTGGGTGTGGAATTACCACACCCTTTATTACATGCAAATATCATATTAAAAACCTCCCATTAGTGGATTAGATACTTCTTCCATATCTTCCTCTTGAGAATCGTTTGAGTTAAGATATAGTTCTTTTACTTTTGTTAAGATTTCATCGTACATAGACCGATCTTCATCAATTTTATTAATCATATTTGCTCGTCCACGCACAGATTCGCCCATATACTCATAAGACTGATTGTTTGGTCTAACAATTATCTCATATTTTACAGCAAGATCAAGCAATTCTTCAGATTGATTTACAATGCCATCTAAAT